AATAAATGGCAGAAATAGACAAGTCTTTACCGAACGTAAAGCAAACAATAAACGTTCCAAGTCCTGAAGAAGTACAAGTAGAATTACAAGAAGAACAAAAACCAGATCAACCGGTTGAAGTTCAACCAAATGAAGATGGTAGTGTTGATATAAATTTTGATCCTAAAGTTGGAAGTTTACCACAAACCGATGAACACTTTGCAAACCTTGCAGAGTTATTACCAGAAGAAGTTTTAGGACCTATCGGTCATGAATTATATACACACTACACAGATTACAAAGCGGGTAGAAAAGATTGGGAACATGCTTACACAAATGGTTTAGATCTTTTAGGATTTAAGTATGAAGAAAAATCTGAACCATTCAAAGGTGCATCGGGTGCAACTCACCCAGTATTAGCAGAAGCCGTTACACAGTTTCAAGCTTTAGCTTACAAAGAATTATTACCATCACAAGGACCAATCAGAACACAAATTATTGGTCTACCAACTCCTGACAAAGAGCAACAAGCTTTACGTGTCAAAGAGTTTATGAATTATCAAATCATGTCAGAGATGAAAGAATATGAATCTGAGTTTGATCAGATGTTATTTTATTTACCACTGTCAGGATCTACATTTAAAAAAGTTTACTATGACGATATTATGCAGAGAACAGTATCTAAGTTTGTTCCTGCTGATGATTTAATTGTTCCGTATTCAGCTACCTCATTAGATGATGCGGAATCAATTATTCATGTAATTAAGATGTCCGAGAATGAATTAAGAAAACAACAAGTGGGTGGTTTCTATAGAGATATAGAATTAACACCTGGTCAAGAAAATGAAACTGAGTCAGAGAAAAAAGAAAGAGAACTTGACGGCATGAGTAAAACTAAAAACCAAAATATGTTTACACTTTTAGAATGCCATGTTGATTTAGATATTGAAGGCTTTGAAGATGTTAACTCACAAGGTGAGCCTACAGGAATTAAGTTACCATACATTGTAACAATCGAAGAAGGTTCACGTGAAGTATTATCTATTAGAAGAAACTATGAAGTAGGTGATGCAACAAGAACTAAGATACAATACTTTGTACATTTTAAATTTTTACCTGGTCTAGGTTTTTATGGTTTTGGTTTGATCCACATGATTGGTGGTTTATCTAGAACTGCAACATCTGCATTAAGATCGCTTCTTGACGCTGGAACCTTTTCTAATCAGCCATCAGGATTTAAAATGCGTGGTATAAAATTAAGAGATGAAGCAGCTCCATTACAACCAGGAGAGTTTAGAGACGTAGATGCACCTGGTGGTAATTTACGAGATGCTTTCATGCCATTACCATTTAAAGAACCATCACAAACATTATTACAATTAATGGGTGTTGTAGTTGGTGCAGGTCAAAGATTTGCATCAATTGCTGATTTACAAGTTGGCGATGGTAATCAAAATGCTGCAGTTGGTACAACTGTTGCTATGTTAGAAAGAGGATCTAGAACAATGTCAGCGATTCATAAAAGACTATACGCTTCTATGAAACGTGAGTTTAGTTTAATGGCTAGAGTTTTTAAACTTTACTTACCTCCAGTTTACCCGTATGATGTTGTTGGCGGTCAAAGGCAAATCAAGCAATCTGATTTCGACGACCGAATAGATATATTGCCAGTTGCGGATCCCAATATCTTTTCACAAACGCAGCGGATATCACTCGCTCAAACGGAGATGCAACTGGCAGCTTCTAACCCTGCAATTCACAACCAATACGAAGTGTACAGAAATATGTACGAAGCGTTAGGTGTAAAAGATATAGATTTAATTTTAAAAAGACCCGAGAAACCTGTACCAAAAGACCCGGCACTAGAACATATTGATGCGTTAGCTGGTAAACCTTTTCAAGCTTTTCCAGGTCAGGACCATCAGGCTCACATTACAGCGCATTTAAACTTTATGGAAACTAATATGGTAAAAAATTCACCTGTTGTTGGTGCTGCAATACAAAAAAATATACTAGAACACATAAGTTTGATGGCACAAGAACAGATTGAAATAGAATTTAGAGAAGAATTACCTCAACTTGCACAAATGCAACAGATGGCAATGCAAAATCCACAAGTTCAACAGCAAGCAAGAATGTTAACAGAGCGAATAGAGTCTAGAAAAGCAGTTTTAATATCAGAAATGATGGATGATTTTGCAAAAGAAGAGAAAAAAATAACTTCACAGTTTGATAATGACCCGATTGCAGCTTTAAGAGCAAGAGAAATAGATTTACAAGCTAAAGAAAACGCTAGAAAAGAAAAAGAAGGCGAAGAAAGGTTAAATTTAGACCGAATGAGAGCTATGATGAGTGATCAAAACCAAGATGAGAAGTTAAAACAGAATGAAGAACTTGCAAAATTACGTGCAAACACTTCAATAGAGAAAACTATCTTGAGTAAAACGATTCCGTCAGGAGATAAGATGGCAAAAAGCGTACAAATCATAAGAGGAGACAATTAATATGTGGTTATCAGCAATAAAATTAGCAGTTTCTGCTGGAAGTAAGATTTATGCTAATAAACAAAAGACAAAGATGGCAATGTCAGAGGCACAACTTTTACATGCCGATCGTATGGCTCGTGGTGAAGAACAATACCAGGGAAAACTTTTAGAAGCCCGTCAATCAGATTGGAAGGACGAGGCGGTTTTGATAATTTTGTCATTGCCCGTGTTGGTGCTTGCATATGCAGTCATCTCAGATGACCCAACAGCGATGGACAAGGTAAAATTGTTCTTCGAGATGTTCTCGCAGCTTCCGTCATGGTTCACCAACTTGTGGATCCTTGTCGTGGCGTCGATTTATGGTATAAAGGGAACGCAAATTTTTAGAAACGGAGGAAATAAAAATGGCAAATAGACTATACAACAAACAAGTATCACCAAAAGGTTACAAAAATGGTGGACGTGTTAAAAAAATGGGTGGCGGAATGATGAAGCGACCTAAAATGCAAGATGGTGGCAAATTAAAAATGGTCACTAACAAAGAAGGAAAAAAAGTTCCTTTCTATGCTGCTGATGGCAAAGGTAAAATGGCTATGGGTGGCAGAGTTAAAAAAATGGGCGGCGGTATGTCTAAGTTAAATCCAGGTCTTAGAAAATTTATGATGGCTAAGAAGAAAGCTAAATAATGGCTGGGCCAGGTTTATATGCAAACATAGCAGCTAAAAAAAGAAGAATAGCTGCTGGCTCTGGAGAGAAGATGAGAAAAAAAGGAGCTAAAGGTTC